CAACCATCGCTATCAAAAGTAGCTACTAACTGCGACAAGCGGAATATTGGCTCAAATGGTGGCTTTGGTTATCGATCGCACTTTGACGATATGGATATTTCTTTGATGGATAGTGCTTTGCTTGCGCACTGGGCTTGTGCTACGACCAAGCCTAAGAAAAAGCAAAAAATTAGTTATTAAAATAAGCGGTCAGGTGACTGCTTTTTTTGATGCCAAAAAAATTACCGAACTGCCGGGGAAGCAGGAGAAAGGAGACATGAGAATGTCAGAATTTAAACCAATCACTACACAGGAAGAATTTGATGCTGCTATTAAAGGGCGCTTATCTCGAGAAAAAGAGAAGTATGGCGACTATGACCAGCTCAAGTCCCGTGTCGCAGAATTGGAAGAAGAAAATGTTGGCTTGAAGTCAACAATTGAAGCTAGTAATCAAAGTAAGGCAGATGCTGACAAGCAACTTGAAGAGTTGCAGAGTCAAATCGCTGGGTATGAGACGGCTAGTCTGAGAACTCGTGTGGCTTTGCAGTATGGATTGCCTTATGACCTTGCAGACCGTTTGCAGGGAACCGATGAAGATAGCTTCAAAGCAGATGCAGAGCGCTTGGCTGGATATATTAAAAAATCTCAACCAGTTGCGCCTATCAGAGAAACCGAACCTCAAGTCGGTGATAATAAAACCATGCAAATGAAGTCAATGCTTCGAGAATTAAATCATACAGGAGAATAAAAAATGGCAGATAATTCACTAAAACAAGGAACACTTTTTCAACCAGAATTGGTTAAAGAACTAATCTCAAAAGTGCAAGGACGTTCTGTTCTTGCTAAACTCTCATCTCAAACACCTATTCCGTTTAATGGGGTAGAACAATTTATCTTCAGTCTTGAAGGAAATGCTCAGATCGTTGGTGAAGGTCAACAAAAACTTGGTGGGAAAGCAACTATTGAGCCAAAGGTAATCAAACCTCTTAAATTTGTTTATCAAGCTCGTATTACAGATGAATTCAAGTATGCTTCTGAAGAAAAACAACTTGAATACCTTTCACAATTTGCAGAAGGATTTGCTAAGAAAATTGCAGATGCATTTGATATTGCTGCTATCCACGGTTTAGAACCAAAAGGCCTTACAGATGCAACTTTCCGTGACACCAACTCATTTGATGGCTTGATTACTGCAAATATCGTTAATTATGCAGAAGACAAATTCGACGACAATATCGATGCAGCTGTTCAACAAATCGTCGCTAAAGGTGGTGAAGTTACAGGTGTAGCTCTTTCTCCAGTTGGCGGACAATCACTTGCTAAATTGAAAGTAAACGGTGTATCTCAATATCCAGAATTCCGCTTTGGCCAAAATCCTGACTCGTTCTACGGAATGAAATCAGACGTAAACAAAAACTTGACTGTAACAGGTGGAACTGCTCAAACAGATCATGCGATTGTTGGTGACTTTGAAAATCGCTTCAAGTGGGGCTATGCTGAAAATATTCCTATGGAGATTATTGAATATGGTGATCCAGATGGAGCAGGTCGTGACTTGAAAGCTTATAATGAAATCTTGCTACGCGCTGAAGCGTTTATCGGCTGGGGCATCCTAGATGCTGATGCATTCGCTCGTGTTAAAGCTTAATGGAGGTAGGAAATGACTACATATCGTGATAAAAATACAGGTGTTTGCATTTCAACAGATAGCTCGCTATCTGGAGATTGGGTTCCTATTGAAGAATTCAAACAGGAATACCTTTTGACAGTGGCTGAAATTAAAGCTAAGCTTGACGAACTAGGTATTGAGTATGATAGCAAAGCAAATAAATCTTCCTTGCTTGATTTACTAATCGCAAACGAAGGGTGAGTTAGATGGAAAACTTTGCAACAGTAGACGATCTTAAAAAATTGTGGCGGACGTTAAAATTCGATGAGGAAAAACGAGCTGAAGCACTGTTGGAAGTTGTTTCTCATTCTCTTAGAGTTGAAGCTAAAAAAGTTGGCAAAGATTTAGATGGATTGGTTGCTACTGATCCATCTTTTGCTATGGTGGTTAAATCCGTAACAGTGGATGTAGTTGCTCGCACCTTGATGACATCAACTGATCAGGAACCGATGACTCAGGTAGCTGAGTCAGCTTTAGGCTATTCCTTCAGTGGTTCTTATCTAGTCCCTGGTGGTGGTCTATTTATTAAGGACTCGGAATTAAAACGTCTCGGTCTCAAGAAACAAAGATATGGGGTGATTGATATCTATGGGACGGATTAAAGGAATTACTGTAACTTTGATTGGAAAAACCAAGAATGGTAGAGATGACTTTGGGCATCCAATCTATGAGAATACTGAAATTCAAGTAGATAATGTCCTGGTTGTTCCAGCTTCTACAGAAGATATCACGAATCAGCTCAATCTGACTGGAAAGAAGGCCTCTTATACACTAGGCATCCCAAAAGGCGATCAGAACGAGTGGAAAGACCGTGAAGTTCGTTTCTTTGGGCGTAAATGGCGCACGATTGGCATTCCTTTAGAAGGTATTGAAGAAATGATGCCTTTGGACTGGAATAAGAAAGTGATGGTTGAAGCGTATGAGTAATTTCAAAGTCAAGCTTATCGGTGCGGGTGTAGGAGCTCTTTTGAAATCAAAAGAGATTCAGGACATCTTGAACAAAGAAGCAACGGTCATTAAAAAAAGATGTGGTCCTGGCTATGAACAAGATAGCCACGTTGGTAAGACAAGAGCCAATGCTATGATTTATCCAGCTACGCAAAAAGCGAAGAGGGATAATTTGAAAAATAACACTTTGTTGAAGGCGGTGCATTAGATGATTGAAATTATTATCAAGAAATATCTTGACGGTCATTTAGATGTACCGTCATTTTTTGAGCATGAAGCTGAAGCTCCCGATAGCTTTGTCATTATTCAAAAGACAGGTGGGAAGGAGCGGAATCATTCTGGTAGTGCGACCTTTGCTTTTCAAAGTTATGGCCCAACTATGCAGAAGGCTGCAGAGCTTAATGTGAAAGTGAAAAGTGCTGTGAAAGGATTGATTGAATTAGATTCAATCTGTGGTGTCCACCTGAACAGTGATTACAATTTTACGGACACTGAAACAAAACAATATCGATATCAAGCCGTATTTGATATTAATTATTTTTAAAAGGAGAAATTAAATGGCTACAGAAGCAAATGTAACGACTGCAAAACCTAAAATCGGAGGTGCGGTTTATTCTGCACCCCTTGGAACAGCACTGCCAACTGATGCAACTACAAAATTAGATGATGCGTTTAAAGCACTAGGTTATATTTCAGAAGATGGTATGACCAATAGCAACTCCCCTGAGTCAGAAAATATTAAGGCATGGGGTGGTGTCGTTGTAAGTTCAGTTCAAAAGGAAAAGACAGACACATTCAAATATATGCTGATTGAAGCATTGAATGTGGAAGTTTTGAAGGAAGTTTATGGATCAGATAATGTATCTGGTGATCTATCCACTGGAATTACTATTAAGGCGAACTCAAAAGAATTGCCACATCATTGTCTTGTAATCGAAACAGTTCTAAAAGGTGGTGTACTTAAACGTATTGTTATCCCTTCAGGAAAAGTAACTGCCATCGATGAAATTACTTATAACGATGGAAGTGTTCTAGGCTATGGTACGACTGTCACTGCCTTTCCTAACTCTACTGATGACACACACTATGAATACATCAAAGGAGCTTAACTATGTCAAAACAAAATCGCAAAAAGAAAAATAAAGAAGCTGCGCCACAGATTAAAACAATCCGTGGGGTGACTTCGACCGGATTTTCTTTTGAAATCACAAAAGAGCGCTTGGAAAATTATGAGTTGCTCGAAGCAATCGCTGAAGTAGATACAAATCCGGCAGTTTTACCAAAAGTTGTCAAACTTATGCTTGGTAACAAGTCGGAAGATTTGAAAAATCATGTACGGACTGCTGATGGAATTGTTCCTTTGGATAAAATGGGTTCAGAAATTCGTGAGATTTTCACAAGTCAGAACCAGTTAAAAAAATAGCGCTCCTTGCTAGAATGATTCAAACAGATGAAGACGCTCTTATCTGTGATTTAGCTGAAACCTATGGAATTTTTGATTACAGACAGTTACCTGCTGACCAGGTAGCTGTTTTTGCTTTTGGTCTGAGAGATGATTCACGGATCAAACTAGCAATGACCAATAGCAAAGTTCCTTTTGAAACCTTTTTGCTTGCAGGCGTGCTTGATAGGCTTTCTGCTCTTGTTTGGTTTAAAACAACAGACGGTCAGAAAGGAATCAACAA